GCTGCACCTGTGCGCCCTGGTTCAGGCCCTGGCCAATGTTCTGCATCACGCCAGCGCCCTGCAGGTAGCCAGACGCACCCGACTGCAGGCCCAGGTTGGCCTGGAGCGCGCGGTTCTGGTCGTCGCTGTACAGCTGCCCCGCAAAGTCCTGGAGCTGCTGGCCGGTCCTCGAGGTGGCCAGCGCCTGGCCGATCTGATCGCGCGATCCACCCAGCTGGCCAGCAGCTGCAGCCTGGCCACGCATGCCTGGCAGGATCTGCTCATTCAGGTTCTGCCCAAGCTGCTTGGCATAGATGTCCAGCATCGGGTTGGCCTGGTTCGGGTTGGCCATGCCGGAGAGGTTGGCCATGCTCTGGCCATAGCCCTGGTTGGCTGCATTGACGCCGCCCATGCTGCCCTGGAAATAACCGTTGGCCTGCTGCTGCTGCTGCATGCTGCGCTGGTAAGCCTGGTCAGATCCGGTCAGCGCCTGGCCTCCGGCATTGAATTGGCCTTGGCCCTCACCACCGCCCATTTGATACTGGCGCTGGCCCTGGGCATACACGTCCTGCAGGTACGGGCTCTGCTGGTTCCACACCGCGCCGCCGAAATTGGTGGAGTCGCTGGCCTGGTGGCTCATGTTCGCACTGTTGGAGAATCCGCCGCCCATCATGCACCTCCCATGTATGTGTCATTGCCAATGGCGTGCAAACCGTGCGCTTCCATCAGCGGGCCCCATCCCTTGCGGCCCTGGCCACCGATCCGCTGGCGCCTGGTAATGCGTGCGATCACGCGAAGCTCGTGCATGAAGTCCGGCAGGTTCTTACGCAGGTTCATGCGCCCGCCGATCGCAGCCACCCACACAACCGGCTCCGATGCCGGCAGCTCGAGCACCATGCAGCCCGCTGGCATGTCGTGCTCGTCCAGCCACACCTGGAGGATGAAGTTTTCGCGCTCCATGCATTGCTGCTTCAGCAGCTCGGGGTCTTGCTCGAAGCCGGCACGCTTGCAGGCAATCTCCACCCAGCGGTGCACAACGGGCCACCACTTGCCCACGTGATGCTGCGGAATGTTCAGGACTCTCATCGTGCACCGCTCAGTCTCATGATTGTGAGGAACGATTGGAACGGCACCAGGACAACACCGGCACCGGCCAGCCTGGCGGCCAGCTGGATCTCCTCGCCGGCCTGCGCCATGAAGATCATCGAAAACGACACCTCGCCAGTTTGCGAACTGGTGCAAGTTATGGCACGCGACTTGACCACATCGGGATGCGCGCCGCTCTGCGTGGCCTGCACCTCGAGGCCATACAGCACCGGGTTTGCCGGGTCGCCAAAGGGCTCGAGCATCAACGAAAACACAAGCTGATAAATGCCACCCTGGCGAGCGCGCCATGTTCCCGTGGCGGGATCCAACATGCCCTTTGGTGCTTCCCACGGGAACGACACGCCCGCGTCGAAAAGCACATGCCAGGCACCACCAGGCGGCGCCATCTGAATCGCGCCAGCAGCCTCGGCAATGACAGAAACGGGCTTGTCGGCCTGGCTCAGTACTGCCGATATCCGGTAGAACTCATCCCACACCGCGCGCACCAGCTCAGGGTCGCCCATCGGCGGACTGGCTGGCACATACGGAAGATGCTCGCCGCTATTGGTTGCCATCAAAACTCTCCACGCGGGGCAATCTGCAGGCGGTAACTATGCATCCGCCATTTGTTGAGCGTTGCGCCTTCCACGCGCAGCGCAAAGAATCGGCCCTCAGTCAGTGTGTCGACATGCGTCGAGGTGCCGATGATGAAGTCCTGCGGATCTGACCAGGTGATGGGCTGGCCAAATGCCTCCTGCCCACCCATGCGAATCTGCAGCACCTCGCCGGCGCCGCCATCGATGCGCGGAACGATCCGCGTGCACAGGCCGCGCAGTGTGGTATCGACCATCGGCAAGCCCTGGCGCTCGGCCAGGGCATAGAGCGGCACGCCGTCAGCGCTGCCCACTGCATCCACCAGCTGCAGGTGCGGCCCGTCAGCGCTCGCTGGCTGGCACATCATCAAGGAATCATCGGTCGGGCTGAATACCGCCTCATCCCAGAAAGAGCCATCCAGATCCCAGGCCTGGGTATCGTCATCCCATTCATCAGACAGGCCAGCGCCCACCACCACCTGGCCACGCGCAACGAATGCCACGTTGGGCAGCTCGCGCTCCCCGATCTGGTTGCGGTTGACCTGGATCACGTAGGCGCGGTTAAGCCACTCGCTCCCCGCTGTCGGGATGCACACCCACACCTGCGAGAGCTTGTGCATCACCGTGAGGCAGCACGTCCGCGCGTTGACCACGTCAATGCTTCGATTGATCGTTGCTTTGCCCAGCTCCTGCAGCGCGCTGCGGTAGGTCTGGCCATCGTGCCGGATCACATCGTCTGCAGTGATAACCCAGTGCTCGCCTTTGTACTCCTGCACGCAGTTTGAGCCCAGCGCGCCCACCGTCGAAAAGAGCTTGCGCTGCGTGTAGACGTATTGGCCGGCCACGTAGGACAGGACATATATGCCAATGGATTTGTAGACAATCAGCGTGTCGCGCAGCGGCTGGGCATCAAGCAGGAATCCTGGCTCATCGCCCAGGGTCATGTCACCTGCGTCATTCTCAGCCGACGGCACCCACTCTTGCGGAATCGAACCAGGCTCCGCAGCCATCGACCACCACAGCGTCTGCTCCTGCAGCTCGCCGGCATCCGTCACACCCAGCGCAAACAGGTGATATTTGAACGAACGCAGGCAGCGGCACAGCGCGCCAGCTGGCCAGCCGGGGAGCGGCAGCATGTCGCCTGCGGTGTTGAAGTTCCAGTACATGGGCGTGTTGCGCGGGTTGTTCAGGCACGGCACACCATTGAGCACGCAGCCCGTCCAGGTGCCTTTCTCGACACCTGCGACGAAGCCGGCCGGGGTCAGGTCAAAGTGTCCTGTACCGTCCGTTATCGCCACGAAGTCCACGCCGCAATAGAACCAGTAGCTCACCGCCTCGAGGCGCACATTCATTGCGAAGATCGGCGGGCCAATGAGCGGGTCAAACCAGCGGCCATAACCAGGCACGCGCACGGTCTGGCCATCATCGAACTCCACGCCCTGGACAAAGGTCCAGAACTCGGCCGGCACCTCCTCGGGTGGCGTGTCGAGCATGACGCCGCCATGTTTGAAGGTGGCGAACTCGTGCCTTCTCACAGCAGCAGCTCCGATACATTGGTGTTGTGAAAGGCCTCTGTGCCGATCCGATAATTGCCGCCTTCCGGCACCGTGAACTGATACCCGACGCCCCATACGCCAAAACTCACGCCGTTGACCAGAACATCTTTTGGCCCGCTGCCGTCCAGCGCCTGAATGAGTACCTGCAGCTTGCGCGACACGCTTGGGTTGGCGTAAGTAGTCGAGCCGACTCGGTTCAAGCCATGCTGCCAAACGGTCGGAATCGCTACCGCATCGAGTTGGCGTTTCGTGACGGGCTCCATCGAATCCACTGCATCCCGCACCAGGTCGATGTAACTATCCATGTATATATGCGTACCTGGTGACCCAAAACGCATACTCACAACATGCCCGAAAGCATCCGCATTCAACTGCAGAAACCAACCATCGAACGCGGCACCGTTCTTGTAGTGAGCGAACCCGTCAATAGACCCGCTGGTCCTCACCACGCCAATCGATCTGTCACCATTGCCGACATTCAGCGAGGTATTGTCACCAACCACAGTAATTGCCGGTGCTAACAGCGGACCCGTCATGGTGTCGCCGGATTTGTTGACCTTCGTATCCGCCGCCGCCTGCAGCTGCTGCAGCGGCACCGCTTGAAGCGGAGCGGCTGCATTGGCCGCCAGGACCAGCGGCCCGGTCATCGTGTCACCGGCACGCAGCACGCGCGCCACCACACTATTCAGCTCGTCCTCGGTAACCGTGACCGCCTTGCCCTGCGTCAGCCCGGAAAACTGCGCCTTGAGCGTGGCCTTGAGCCCTCGGATGTGGTCATCGCCCTGGCTCTTCGAGTCGGTGCCGGTCGGGTTACCGGCCACCAGATCCTTGATCCATCCCGTGAACGCTTCCAGGCTCATGCTGCTCTCCCCACGGCTGGCGCTACGCCGTCGACGGTGTAAGGGTCCAGCTCGGGGATCTTGTGCGCCATCGCCACGGCACTCGCTGCGCTCTCGAATTGCTTGTCGTAGGAGAGGGCGTTTTCGCCATCGTTGGTGAACGTGTAGGCGCTCACCAAGCTGGCGAAAATGTACAGGCGCTTGGCGTCTGGCTGCTCCGGTGCCATGGCCGGCGCCTCGAGCACGGCGTTGGTGTCGGTGTCCAGCACCAGGTGCGGGAACGCTGTGCCAAAGCGCGCGTTGATGCGCTCGGTGGCGTCCTGGACAAAGTTGTCCATCTGCCCTGTCAGGTCCGCGCGGTGCAGGATGTCAGCCAGGCGCGTCTTGAGTTCGACGTAGTTCATCGTTTCCCTTTCTTGCCGTGCACCACGTCGGCCACCTTCTGCATGACCTTCGCAGGCGTTGGCACCGTCGCCGGCGCCGATGCATTCACCGGCGCCGGAGCGCTTGCCAGGCTGACCGTTATTACACTTGGTGGCGTAGCGGCCTTTACGTGCCAGGCGATAGGCTCACCTGGACGAAAAACGCGGCTGAATGTATTGCGGGCTTGGATCAGGTGGCGCATCGCTTACACCTTATTCACGCGGAATGGTGCGGAGAGCGGGCTGGCAATGAAGGCCGCCCACGCAGAGGAGCGCAGCGGGCCATCTTCACAGCCCAGCGTGTCGGGGTTCAGGCGCTCGAGCGCTTTGTGTTCGCGGTCGGAGAGGTGCAGCGCCAGGCGCAGCGTCTTGCTGCACAGATCCTTGGGCCGCTGCTGGCGCATCTTGCTGCGCATGCGAGCGGCCCTCGGATCAACCCATGCCGGCACCTTGAATGCCGGTTGCATGAGTAGCTGCGACATCACGCAACGACCGCGAGCGCTTCGTCAATCGCCAGGATTGCACCCTGGCTGCGCTCGTTCAGTACCAGGAGCGAGTACTGCACGGACATCATGCGCTTTTCGGACAGGCCGGTTTTTGCAAGAGGCTCCACCATGTAGCCACGGAAGAGGCTTTGCTTCAGGTGCGCAGGGTCCAGGAAGTACATGGAACTGGTCGCGGTTGCATCGGCTGGCTGCAGCCGGTTGTCGCGCATCTCCACGGTCTGGCCAAAGTCCGTGACAAACACATTCACGGAGCCATAAGCCTTGAGGCCTTCGCTGGCGGTGCTCGGGTTGGCCGTGGTGCTGGTCAGCGTGGCCACGCGCGCCGTGGCGGTGAACAGGTACTCGGAGAGCTTGCGGATTACTGGCGGCCTGGCCATCAGTGCCTTGGTGTTGCCGCCCTCCATGTACACGCCCTGGAGGATGTCCCGAATCAGCGTTTCAGACAGCGCACGCTTGGTGCCTGGCGTTGGTGCCACGTACAGGCCCGTGGTCAGGTTGAAGCCGCCGACCACACCCGTGGCGCCGATGCTGACATTGGTCTTGAGCTGTGCGCCCAGGCCTGCGGAAATGCCAGGGATCGTATCGGAGTCACCCGGCACGCTGGCCTGGTGCGTGAGCATCTGCGCTTCCACGTCGCGGCGCAGCTCCTTCTGGCGCTCCATGATCTGATACGAGAGCTTGCCCGCATTGCCAATCGTGTTGGACTGCTGGCTGGAGTCGGTAACCTTCACCTCCTTGCCTGCAATCTGCGTGTAATTGCCCACGCGCTCCGGCACGCCATAGTCATTCTGGTTAATGTCCGCGCCTTCAACGAATGCGTTGTTGACGATAGGCGTGGCCAGCTTGCTCTGCGTGTATTCAACGTGGCGGTTGTCGTGCGTGCCTTTGGCGCACATGTCGGTAAAAGGCAGCGGGATATCGCTGATATCCCAGATCTTTTCCATCACGTCCTCACGAACCACGCCACCGTATTTCGAGTTGGCGAGCTTCGTGTTGGACAGGTTCAAATCGGCCATTTCAATCTCCCAGCAGCGCCTCCACCGCTTTCAGCTGGTCGGATGCGTTGCGCGTTGTCTTTGCTCTCTGCTGGAGGTTGGCAACCCTCTCCCCAGCGCCATCGTTGCGCACGGGTTTGATCTGGGAGGAGGGTTTAGGCGCCAGTTCGGCCTTGGCTCTCGCTTGTTTCACGTGAGCACGCAGGCGGGCAAAGTCGCGGACCATCTTGACGATACGGCGGTCGGTAGGGAACCGCAGTTCGGCCTCAATTTCGGCTCTCATGCCGTAACTCGAGGCAAGCTCCTGGATCAAAATCGTGTCCGCCGCGCGCGCACTCTCATGCCGCCATGACGGGATAACGTCCATTACACCCTCAGACTCTCGTCTGACGTGGTCGTCAATGTCTTGCGCAGCTCTGTAGCGGAGCTGTGGAGGCATGCAATCGAAGTATTTGAGGATCCGCTGCATTTCCACGGACTGCTCGATCATCTTCGTTTCACGCTCCTGCACCTCCAGTTCTCGGGCTGCCGAGTCCTGGTAGGCGTCCTTCAGTTCGCCGAGGGTTATGGATCTCCCATCACCCAGCGGGATTTTCTGTTTGTAGTCCACCCCTCCAGCTTCGTCATCTTTTTTTTCATCGTCAGATGCGTCTGGATCGTCGTCTGCTGCGTTATCGTCGGGCAGGATAGGATCGCCGTCCAATTGCACCTCATCGTCGTTTGCAGCCTGTTTTGCTGGCTTCACCTTGGGCTCTGGCTTTTCGCCAGGCTTGGCGTCGGGCGCCTTTTCAGGCGGCATCCGGCCTTCCTCGTCCAGGCTATCCAGCAGGCTATGTACAGCAGCGTGTACTTCCGGGTTGTCAGTGGCCATACATCACCTCAGTTTTTTGAATCTTGCGGTTTCAAAAATTGCACGTTTGTGTTGGCAATAGATCGCATCTGGAGAGCATCTGCTACACGCTCAGAGACCGTGCGCAGGTTCTCCACCACATCCTCCAGGCGGTCCATGATCTGCAGGCACTCGCTGCGGCGCGTGGTCTTGAGCGTGAGCACCACCTTCAGCAGCTCCGCTCGATACTTGGGCTGGGTCTGCAGCAGCCAGCCCAGCACACCTGGCACGTCCAGGCGGGGCAGCAGCGCCTCATGCAGCAGCGTGTCGCGCGCCCAGGCCAGCCATGTCGTCTGTGCGTGCAGCACCTCGAGCCACACCTTTTTGTCCTTCGGCGGCGCCTTCTCGAGTTCGTCCGCGCAGTACGCCAGCGCCTCGTGCTCCAGCTCCACCAATATGACCATTGCATCCTGTAAATGCGTGCTCAAAACTCTCTCCCTTCCTCGAGTGCTTTCACCATGACGCGGCGCAAGTAGGGCAGCGCCTCGAGCTTTGCCAGCAGCTGCAGCTTTTCTGCATCGGTCCTCGGCATGGCCTGGCGGATCTCCTGGACGATGAGCGTGGCCGCGTCCTCGATAGCGGTGTCGACCATGCCGATCAAGCTGGCGCGCAGCTCCTGTATCTGGTGCGGATTAAGCTGCTGCATCGCTCACCCCCGCAGCTGGATCCAGTTCCGTGCCATCGTTCTCGGCCGGCAGCTCCATGGCGCCCTGGAGGATCTGCTGCAGGATCGCTTTGCGCTCTTGCATCGTCTGCAGTGCGCTGGCCTGGCCGGACTGGATCACGGCCGTGGTGCCATCGGCCACCAGCTCGGCCTCCTTCACTGCTGCGTCCAGCTGATCGCTCCAGTACTTGTACGCCAGCTCCCTATGCTGTTTCACTAGCTCGAAGTCGAAGCCCTGCTGCTGGATCTGCGAGGCCTGGCGCGCGGCTGCAGCTTGCTGCTGCGTCTGGTTGTCCTGGTTGCGCTTCGCTGCGGCCTTGGCCTCATCGCTGGACGGATCAATGAAGTATTGATCGGGGTCGGGCAGATCACTGGCGCGCAGCCAGTCGCACATGGCGTTATAAACACGCGCCGCGTCTGTCATCACCCCATTGAGGCCTTGCTGCATGAGGTTCTGCTGCTGACCCAGCACGCTGGTCAGTGCATTGATGCGTGTCATGCGCTGCGTGGTCGTCAGGCCCATAGTTACCTGGGCAATCTCGCGCGGCTTCCACTGGCCAGGATCTACCTGGACCCACTGCCCCTGGCGCTTGGCCATGATCGGGGTTTTGCTCGAGCGCTGCAGCTTGTGGCAT